CATTTCTGCATCACCTTTCCGGAATTTGGATTGAGTACATCATGCCTTGCAGATACTCGGTTAACACCGACCTTGTCAAACATGAATTCTATCACTGCCTTCATAGCTTCAGAAGTGATTCCCTGATGCCACCACTGCTTGCCGATACAGTAGCCAACTTCGGCATCCTTAATGACATCATCAATTTCGTTTACAATACTGATGCTGCCAATTGGCTCATCAATATTGTTCTTCAAAGTGATAGCCCACTGATAAAAGCTTCTGTCCGAATATTTAGAAACCCAATCTGACAAAGTGGCAACGGCGACAGATACATCTTTATATGCTGGCCATGTTAAAAACTTTGTGACTTCGTTATCTGAGGCCCAGTTTCGGAACATGGGCTCAGCATCGTCCAGGCGGAATGGACGTAATATAAGATGCTCTGTCTGTAGAATTTCTGTTCCCTTATTCTCCATATCGGTCCTCACAATCCTAACTGCTTATTTTCCGAGTATAGCAAATCGAGGGACACAAATGAAGAACAATCCGGTCATGGCCCTTACCAGTTGTTGAAATCTTCCTGGGTGGCTACTTCGCAGTAGTCGCCATTCACGTCGTTATCGGCCTCAGACATACAGTCATAGATCTGGCCCTCCTCTATGAGGGAGAGTTCCGGGATCGTAAAGCCCAACTGCTTACAGCGGAGAAGGTAGACCGCTGTATTTATTTCTCTGTCAGTTGGGCGTCCTTGGGGTTTGCGTTTGAGGTTGTGGCACGATTGCCGAGGTAGATCGCCACGAAGGCATCCAGCTTCTCAATGAGGCAGATGCCGTCAAAGCCTGCAGCCCAGTGAATGAAGTCGTCCATTGAAAGACCGCTCGTTTTCCCGGCAGCCTGGGCGGCCATGATGTATCCGAGCTTCGCACCGACAAGGGTGTCGATATCAGCAGAAGCCAGGTTATTCATTGTGACCATCAAATCCTCGTGGAAGGTCATCCGATAGAGGATAGCCGTTGCGCCATTCGCTTCAAAGGGCAGGACCTTAGTGGTCCCGTTCTCAAGCGTCATTTCTATTTCTTTAACCATGGATCACACCTCACTTAGAGCTGCTGGTGCTCGTACTTGAAGTAGTTGTAGTAGTGGTCTTAGCCGGAAGATGCACTTCATCGTACCAGCTGTTGTAGGTAGCCTCATCCGTTTCAGAGCAGGTGTCTGCCTTCACGACATTGGCATCCAGGTCCTTCGAGAAGATCGTGGACGCATCAATCGTCAGGGATTCCGTCTTCACAGATACCTTGTCTTCCTTGGTCTCTGCTTCGATGTCCGGACGAGAAGCCGTGCAATTGTAGAGAACATGCCTTACCGCCTTCACATCGCCGACAAACTCAAAGAGCAACGCAAACGGAACCGGCTGTGCATCTGCGTTCTCGACGAGCACGCCATTGGCATCCTTGATGTCGCCAAGGACCGCGGTCTTGAAATCCTCCGGCACCATGGCGGTTTCCAGGTCACCGTTGTAGCCGGTGTTCGAGCTCGTGACATAGTACTTGATGTCATCGGCGTAGAAGGGTTCCTGGGAGCCCTGGGCCGAGAATTTAATCGACACGGCACCCGGCCAGACGATCGGCTTTCCATAGGTGGCAGTGCCATCCTCAGCGATCGTTGCCAGTGCGTAGTGGACGTTTTTGAGGCCGTACCTCACCTTGTTTTTCTTATTCGCCATGACTGCCTCCTTTACAGCGTCAGTTCATAAAGCACTTCATACATCCGCTCGGAATCGATCCAGGTTTCGGACTTGTTCCAGTAGATGTCGTTTCCTGCAAATGTCTTCTCAAGTTTCTTTTCGAGCTTCGGGTTCTTCTTGTCGGTGTAGAGTTCGACATTCACCTCCGGGAAGGAGGCATAGACTGCGTTATCCGCGCCGAAGTTATCCGATGTCGGAGAAAGAAACACGATAAAAGGCGGGTCCGGAGACTCGCCTTCAGCAAAATGGTCGTACGCCAGAGGAAGACCGGCTTCCTCAAGCATGGTTACTATATTGTCGTATGTCATGATCCGCCGCCTTTCTCAAGAGCATCTTTGATGTCATCCTCAAGTTCTTTCACGCCTTCTTCCTCGGCAGGAGCGATGTGCGGGAAGGCTTTTGTTCTGCCGCCATTCCGTTTTGCATGCCCATGCTCCAAGAGGTGGGTCAGCTGATAGCGGCCTGCATGAACCGTCATGACAAGACGCTCATTGTTCTCGTCGGTCTTGGTGACCTTCCAGGACTTTTTGTACTTCCCGGTGAGGACCGGAGCCTTGGATTGGATGTTCTTTTTGACATCCTTCGCCACCTTCTCGACGGATTCCTTCATGGCATCTGTGGAGAGGTCCTTGTATTCTTCGAGGCCCTTCATGATTTCATCGGAGAGCTGTTCTGGTTTTATGGTCTTGCTCATCGTTTCACCCTCTCGCAGTGGAATTTCAAAGAGTTATGCTTATAGCCCATCGGATTTACGTAGAGGATGTTGTAGAGCTTCCCGTCTGCGATGATGCGGTATCCATCTGAGGTGACCTCGGAGAGGGCTTTGCACCAGCGCGTCGTGAAATCGATAGACTCCTGCGGGTTGGTGGTCCCGGCAGCATCCGTTTCAGTTCCTGATCCGGAGGCCGTAGCCCAGCAGGTGATGTAATCTGCCTGCTTTGTCGTGTGGTTACCATATTCGTCTTTCTCCACCACCTGCTTTTGGAAGGTGATCCGAAGATTTAATGCTGCGATATCCATTAAAAGCCCTCCTTCCGGCTGCCCTCTAGAAGAGCACGAAGAGAGAGGGTGACAGACTTAAGATCTGCGTCCTCTCTGTGCTCATACATGTAGGCGACAGTAAAAAAGACAGCTTCTTTTGCATAAGGCATTGTCCAGAACGCATCCTCGTCATCGGTCCGCGCCACATCCATTGCGAGGCGGGTAGCGGACGTGATGAGAGAGGAGATGAGACCATCGTCCTCTGAAAAATCCACCCGGAGATACTGCTTCATTTCATCGAGTGTCACCATGTCCGCTCACCTCACTTTCTATCAGGCAGAAGCACCGGCCTTCAGGATCTGGATTGCCTCCGGAAGGACGAGCTTGCCATCCACGCGCTCCTTTGCAACGTAGCCAACCATGCCGTTTCCAGCAAAGAGTTCGCGGAGCTCCTGGAAGGATCTGGTTCCACGGTCACCAATGTTGTAGTAGCTGTAGTCGCCGAATGCGATTGCAGGCTTGCCTGCCTCAAGGAGCGGAGCATAGGCGGACGTATGAATGTCATAGCCGCAGAGCTTGTCCGGCTCACCGGCAGTGTAAGAAGGCTGCCAGATGTAGGACCCGTTGTTGTCCTTGAGCTTACGGATAACCGCAAGAGTCTGGTCATTCAGAATGAAGGACGCGTTCTTACGATACGGTCTCTTCAGACTGTAGATCAGGGTGAGGATATCGTCGGAGGAGAGCTTCGTACCGCTGATGGTCACACCAGCTTCTCCGCCACCAGTCTCTGCGAAGATGCCGAGCGGCTTGCCCTTGCCATCACCGTTTAAGAAGGCATCCTCCTCGGCATTACCGAGTGCCTTACCAAATTCACCGATGACGTAGTTCTCAAGATCAAAGGCGTTATCATAGAGAAGCTCCTCGGTGATCTTGATTGCCACATGGAGCTTGTGGGCATCGAGAACTACCTGGTCGAAGGTGGCCTCACCGAAGGACAGAGCTTCGCCTTCCTCGATCCACGCTGCTGCGGGCTTGGTAGCTGCGATGTTGATCTTGTGCTCACCAGAAGTGGTGATCGTGGTCGCGAGGCTTCTGAAGATGTTCTCTTCAGTCAGCTTGTCGATGAGACGGGAGTCCCATTCCTCCGGAACAAGGTAGCCGCCGTTCGCATCGTTGCCTTCCTCGAGGACATTGGAGATCTGGTGGAAGCCGGTGCGCATGGCTGCGATCATAGCCTTGGCATATGCCTTGGAGGCTCTGCCATGCTTCTCATCCGGGTCATCAGAAGGAGCTGCAGCGCCGGGTCTTCCGGTAAGAGGAGAAGCTGTAGGCTTTCCCATCTGCTCTTCAATTGCCTTCTGGCGATTCAGACGCTCGATCTCACGAGTGAGATCCGTGATTTCCTTCTCCATGCGGTCATAGGTCTCGCCGTCCGCATCGGAGAGGATGCCGTTCTCGTTTCTGTGGGAGTCAAGAAATGCCTTTGCTGCCTCCCATGCGTTTGCACGCTTGTTGATTAAATCCTGTACGTTCATTTCGTTTACCTCCATTAGAGAAAATGCTTCATGAGATCGAGACGTCTTTCGAGGTCGTCGATCTGGTACGTGTGATGTGTTTCTGTATGCAAAT